AATGTAATCGTAGCAGGTAATGAAGTTGTTCGTGCAGGTACAGTTAAGGTTACTCTAACATAGGAGGTACATTATGTCATTTCTAAAACATCTACATCCTGGTTGGAAGATAAGCTTACAAGATAAGACAAAGGTGAATGCGGCTATTCTAGACGCAGTTGACCAAGAACTGAAAGTAACCGAGTCCGATATGATTGCGAGTAAGTTCGACTTATCTTTAGAGAGTGCAACGGGGCAATGGTTAGATGAGTACGGAGATGTATTCGGGGTAGTACGGCAGGACAACGAAAATGATACGTCTTACAGAGCACGTATCATCCAGTATATCCTATTAGATAGAGGTACTATCCCTGCTATTAAAAAAGCAATCCTAGCGTTCCTAGGAGACCCAAATACATACGTAAACGTCTACGAACCATTCAATAACATTTTCTTCTTGAATAAGTCGAAGTTAAACAGTAAGGACTGTCTACTAGGAGAGTACTATACAAATGCAGTTATTGATATATTCTTCGCAGATACTTTCCCTGTAGCCGTTATTGATATCGTTAAAAAGTTTAAGCCAGCAGGGGTGTCAGTATTTCTAACACGCCAACCAAAAGCGTATAACCCAACCGCACAAGTATTCACAGTGAAACAAGGGACTGATCCTGTAGCAGAAGCTATGAAGATGCAAGCTAATAGGGACAGTACGTACTTGTCAATTAGTGAATCTGCTATAATAGGTTATAAGAGGATTCACAAGATTATGTTAGCAAGACCTCTTAAAGATACAGAGAATGTTAACAACCCTCCGTTCCCTGTAGTAATGTACGGGAACAAGCCGTACGTACTAGTTCCTAGAGACAACGCAGTAGCAGAAGGAGCGAAGTGGTTATACATAAACGTAGCAGTAGAGGACACAGACTTCCAAGATAAGTCATATTCAAAAACAGGAGTGTACTTTAATCTTGTTCCGAAAGGAAGTAAGAAAGATACACTACTACCTAGCGAAGTGACTAGTGCAGGTACATCACTAGTTTCAGAGACTAGAACGTCCCAAGGTCGTAAGATGGGACTAAAAATGGACGAACAATTCATGATTCAATTTACAGTATAAAGGAGTGAAACGTTTTGGCAGATATCATTGATTTAAGCGGTATGCCGTATAATGACCGATTCGATTCTAAGAAAGGTCGCTCTAAGGCTCTCTTCCGTTCTGACAGACCATTACAACAAGCAGAACTAAACGAGATACAATCTATCGCAGAAGATAACTTAAAACGACTTGGGGATCGTGTATTCTCTGATGGTAACATTCAGACGGGTATGGCATTCACATTTGACAACGCAGAAACAAAAACGAAGATTACGGTAGAAGATGGTTTACTTTATCTAGCAGGAAAGATTCGACCATTCCATAAACAAACAATCCCGTTCACAGGCGTAGGACGAGAAAACATTGGTGTAAAAGTAGTACAGAAAATCGTTACATACAATGACGACCCTACACTACTAGACCAAACACAGAACGCACCTAGCTATTTATCTCCTGGTGCAGACCGTTTAGAGGAGCAAGTTGTACTAACGTATAACGATGATAGCACAACTATGATTTATCGTTTTGATGATGGTAAGCTATTCATCGAACCGAACCGTCCCGAATTCTCAGGTATCATCGAAATGATTGCTCAACGTGACAAAGAGACTTTAGGATCGTATCAAGCAGAAGGTTTCAATATGTGGACAGAGAAGGGTAGAACCCCTGACACGATTGACGCAGTTATTGATGCAGGTATTGCTTACGTAAATGGATACCGTATCCACAAGCCTACGGCAACTCGTGTAGCAATCAATAAATCAAAAGATTTCCGTACCATCATCCAAGAAGGAAGCACATACAGTTCTTCGAAAGGTAAGGTAACTGTAGGTAGTATCTTCGTAAAACAAGTAAACAATGTCGTAGGGCGTACTGATAGTCCTGCTGGTGGCGTTCAGTTATCAAAAGGTGTGTTAGATGGTCGAGACCCGTTACCAGCTCAATACACGAACGTAGACGCTTCTAAATTGACTGTATACGTAGGAGCTAAGGTGTATGTGCAAGGGAAAGATTACGCACTTGTGCAAGACAGTGGTATTCAGTACATTGACTGGAAAGGTAATCTTAATGGTGAGGAGCCTACACCAGGAACAACTTACTTCTTGACATTCGAGTATGACCGAGTAATGAAAGCAGGTACGGACTACAAGGTTATTAGTACACCACTAGGTGACACAGTTCCTGGTGCAACTACCGAAGTAGACTTTAACGTTGCAGGTGGAGTGAAACCGAAAGATACTGGAACGATCCGTGTGGATTACGATTACTACTTATCCCGAGAAGATATCGTGACACTAGATGTTACAGGTAACTTTACCGTAGTGGAAGGGCAGCCTGACCGTGAAGGTCTAACAAAGCAACCTGAAAACCGTGACCCATTAACACTGAAAATCGGTAACGTACACGTATTCCCATTCTCTGACTTTGCAGAAGCGAAGAACACTGCTGTTATGCGTTTACGTATGGAAGACTTGCAGAGAATGAAAACTCGTCTAGAGAACGTTGAATACAACCAAGCTATGATACTACTAGAGAAGCAAGCAACGAAGACGCAAGACCCGTTAACATTACGTGGTGTATTCGCAGACCCATTCACAGACTTCTCTAAAATGGACTCAGCTATTTCGACTGTAGCCTTCTCGTTCGATGATGCTACTATTACGATCCCAACAAAAACTCCTGATGACCAAAAAGTTAAACCTAAGTTCATGGAGAACGAGTCCGTAGCAAACTCATGGGGCCGCTTAGTAACTGCACCATTCAAAGAGATTAAGGAGATTAGCCAACCACTAGCTACAGAAGCATGGAACGTTAACCCGTACATGGTTTATAACAAGCAGGGTGTACTAAAGTTAACTCCTGAAACGGATAACTGGATTGACGAGCAACGTGTAACATTGTACGAAGAAGACCATGTTACAACGAACCTAAACCGTTGGTGGATGCACCAAGGAGAGGGAGACCCAGGTGGAATCGTTAGTGACTGGAATAAAGAGTTAATCGACAAGACACAACTTGAGGGTGGCATTCAGTGGAATGAATCTTCTATCGGTTGGAGAGAGAAACAAGAAGGTTCGTTTTGGTCTTCTGCTCAAACTACTCGTAATGAAGTTATTGAATACATGCGTCAGATTGAAGTCGGATTTAGCGCAACAAACTTAAAGCCGAACGAGAACAACTTGTTCATGACATTCGATGGTAACAGAGTTGCTTTAAAAGCTACAGGAGCGACAGCACCAGGTAGTGACGCAGGTACAGTTCGTTCTAACGCACAAGGGGAAGCTTCAGGTACATTCATGATTCCTACAGGTGTAAGAACAGGAACACGAGAAGCTACGTTACAGAATGCGAATAACCAAGCTACGGCTACATTCACGGCTCAAGGTTCTGCTAAGATTACGACAGATACGATTACAAGAACTCGTGTAACGTTCAACCTGTACGATCCATTAGCTCAATCGTTTGCGTTCCCACAAGCCCGTGTAATCACTAGCGTAGGAGTTTACTTCGGTTCTAAGTCTACTAAAGATAATATCATCATGCAAGTTCGTGGATTATCTGAAGGTGGTTTACCAAACCGTACGATTTATGCCGAGCGTGTATTAACTCCTGACAAAGTTATCGTTTCTGCCGATGCTTCTAAGGAAACGAAGATTGCTCTTGACGATCCGTTAATGGTTCAACCAGGGGAAAGCTACTGTATCGTGTTCATTACGGACAGTGCCGATTACACTATGTGGTGCGCTAAAATGGGACAAAAAACATTAGGTGACAACCCGCAAACTGTAATCTCTAACCCGTATGTAAACGGTGTGTTATTCAGTTCTTCAAACGCAGTATCTTGGACAGTACACCAAGAAACAGATATGAAGTTTAATATCTACACTGCTGAGTTCGAAGAAGAAGGTATCATCGAGTTCGATACAATGACGAACATTGACTCTAACGGTATCCTGTTAATGGCTTCTTACTTAACACCTGCTAACACGGGTTGTATTTGGGAAGTTAAAGTCGTCAATGCTTCAGATGTCGGAACTGTGTCTATTGATAGTGTACCGTGGATGCCACTGGTAAACTACGCAGGTATTGAAACACCGTTCGTAGTTGGTCTAGCTAAGTTACGTGCCCGATTCAAGTCGAACCGTTACATCTCCCCAATGCTTGTACTTGACGACTTACTATTCGTAAACTTCGTTAGTGCGACTAAAGGAGAGTACGTATCTAAGACGGTTGACCAATCGGTAGCGCCATTCAATCAGATTACACTTGCATACGACTCAGCAGCTCCTGCTGGTACTCGTGTTAAACCTTACTACTCGTTAGACCAAGGGGCAACATGGAAAGAGTTCACCAAGGCTCCAACTACTACGAAGAGGTCAGCAGAGTTTACTCGTTATACTTACGTAGAAAGACTAGCAGGATCAGCAGTAGAGATTTCGATTAAGTATAAACTGGTACTTGAAGGAGATAACCGATTCGTACGTCCGAGAGTTAGACAGTTAACTGGTATGACTACGGACGCAATCTAAGGAGGGTAAGCGTATGCCAATGGAACATCGTTGTCCAAACTCAGGGGCGTTAGTATTCGTCCCTACTTCCTCTGAAAAATCTACAATCCAAATTGCTAGGGAGTTTAAATCTAGTAAAGCGGAACTTGATAAGAAACTTGAAGATGTGGATAAGTTAAAAGAGGAACTACTAGCTTTAATTGCTAAAGCTAAAGAAGAAAAATAGGCATAAAAAAAAAGAAGAGGTGTTGATAGCACCTCTTTTTAATTTGCCCTTATTTAATATGTGAGTCCGTATTTGGGAAATGGAAGATAATAAGGACGGTTGTGTGAATTGTGGATGCAATCACAAGTA